CGTTGAAATGCGGGAATTGTGGGTTTGGAATGATGAAACTTCTGACTATCAGGTTATCACGATGGCAGATCCAGATGTTGTCGTGTTTGACAGATCAGGTGAATCAATGTTCCTCAAGGGGGAATGTCCATTCGTACAGATCTGTCCCAATCCTTTGTTCGACTATTTTTGGGGTCAATCCGAAGTACAGAAATTAATTTACCTGCAACAACTGCGTAACAAGCGCATTGGCGAGATCTCTACTCTGCTGGCAAAGCAGGTAAGTCCACCCAAGGCTTTTACGGGGTTTATGGGAATCACTGATGAAAAGGCGTATGCGTTGAATATGCCAAATTCGTGGGTGACTTCCGATATGCCGGGAGCCAAAGTTGATGAACTATCCCCATCTATTCCAAACGATCTTTTTAAAGAGATACAAGAAATCGATGCCATGTTCGCAGAGGCTTCAGGAATATCTTCTATACTCCAAGGTCGTGGAGAAAGCGGGGTGCGCTCTGCTGGACACGCATCACAACTTGCGCGTCTTGGTTCATCCCGCGCCAAAAAGCGTGCATTGATTATTGAAGATTCCCTGGAGCGAGTAGCCACGCTTTACTTGCGCCTAATGAGGGCTTACGATAATACGCACTTCCGCGCCGACGATGGCATGGAATTCATTGCGGAGCAATTCACACATGACTTTGTTGTCAAGGTTGACGCGCATTCCAACTCTCCCATCTTCATGGAAGATAGTAGGGAACTGGCGTTTAAGTTGTTTGAGGCAAAAGTCATCGACAGGAAGCGCCTCATTGATCTGGTCGATCCACCGATGAAGCAATTGCTTAAAGACGATCTGGAAAAGCAGGAGCGTGAAGCTGCTGTTGCTCAAGCGCAACAAACACAACAACCTCCACAAGGACAGGAAAAGCCTCAGAAGCAGGAAAAACCGCCAGCCCCGAAAGGAAAATAACATGAAATACAACACCGATGCTTTAAGAAGTATGCGTAAAATGAGACGACAGACAAATAAATCTCGTCGGTAAAATTCTGGCAACAGAGTCGGGTATGGCTGCATTCCCGTTTAAATGTGGCCCAAACTTTTAGGAGTCATGCAAATGGCACGTAAAGCACGTAAAGGCCGTAAGTCTCGTAAGTAATCTGGTGGGGTAAAACCCGCTAGATTGCTGCGATTCTGCGCCCTCTCATTGGTAGTTGGAGAGATGAACTAACTACCACTTATTTTTTTGCTTGACGCGATAGTATTTATGTATTACAAACGCGACAATGATTAACGGAGTTATATGCCAGAAGATCGCATGATGGAAATGATTTCTCAAGGGCAAGCCCAAGAGAATTCTGATATTCCGTCACCCGAACAAGCGGGTTCAAGTGCCGATAGCGGTACTCCCCCGATGGCTTCTCCCATGTCCACTCCAGAACCAAAGCTAGGTTCCAAAGAGGCGGCACACATCAATATTCAAATGGCAATGGATCTGTTGGAGCAATCCCTCCCCGCACTTGGTAGCGAGTCGGATGAAGGCCAGCAGATTATGAAATCGCTAGGCAGTCTGCACAAAGTCTTTGGCAAACGCGAAGCAAAAAATCGCGAACTGATGCCATCAGAAATTCTGCAAATGATTCAGACATTGCCACAAGCCGGGGGCGCAACTCCCGCACAACGCAGCATCGCCCAAGCACCAGTGCCGGGGCTGCAACAACCACCTTCCCAAATGTAAGGAACTATCATGGATATTTTACGTCCTCGCGGCTCTATCCCCATTCGCAAACCTACTGACAACAACCTGCAAAATGGTCAAGTCTTTAACCCTCCACGTTTTTCTCAATTCGGCGGCGGCGTTGATGGTACTGCCATCAATAAGCGCGTGATGAAAAACAAAATGTCGCTGGAGAAACCAGGCGGCACGCGCAAGGTAATCTGATTAACAACTAGGGGATAACTCATGTCACTTGAAGCACGCGAAGAACTCGCAACACTTGCTGAACGTCTTGCCAACGATCCTGCTACACGCAAGGATTTTTTGCGAATGACAAAGAAGGTTCGTCCAGATCTTCCTATTCCAGAATTGGATATTGATGACCGTACCAGCTATATGCTGCAACAGTCTGAAAATCGGGTTGCTGGACTAGAAGCAAAACTGGCAGAGCGCGATGCCATTGGTGAACTTGAGAAGCGCCGTCAATCGTTGGTGACCAAGGGTCTTGCCAAAGATGACAAGGAAGTACATGAAATTGAACGTGTCATGTTGGATAAGAAAATCCATGACCATGAGACTGCGGCTGAATATCACCAGTACATGAAGGAACAGGCAAAGCCTACTCCTACTGGATACAACCCCAATCCCATGAAAGCATTTGATTTGTCTGCGTTCCGCAAAAACCCGGTAAACGCGGCTCGGGAAGTTGCAGCGCAAGCATTGCAAGAAATTCGTCGGCCCAACCGTCCTATTGGACTGTAGGCTTAAAGGTAAACAGGGGATCTTTTTTAGGAGTCAATTATGCCTATTGGTGGCGGTATTCTTCCAGCAACTGGCACTAGCCAGTACACCGAGTTATCGTATGTAACGCGCCGTGCGTTTATTCCGAAACTCGTCGTTCAACTCTACAACAGCACTCCCCTGTTGGCTGCGATGCTATCAAATTCGCAGCAAGCATCTGGCGGTGTTTCATCTGTTACTGCACCTGTGCAGGGTTCTCAGATGGTGACTTCTCAATGGTCGGACTACTCCGGTACGTTCAACCAGCCTTCCGTTCAGGCAGGTATTACCAACGCTGAATACAACTTGAAATTGATGGTTGCCCCCGTTCCGTTCCTAGGTATGGAAGGCGCAGTCCAACAAGACTACGCAATCATTCCGCTGATCGAAGCGCGTATGAATGACGCAACAAACTCCATGATGGACGGTATGGCAACCGCGTTGTACAACAATACAACCAACGGTCAGCAGTTCATTGGTCTGCCTGGTGCTATTGATGACGGTACAACCTTGGCGACTTATGGAAATATCAACCGTACCAACAACGTATGGTGGAAATCCAAGTTGTACGCGGCTGGTTCTGTTAACCCAACCCGCCAAAACGTGTTGCAGTACATTTCCGGTACTGTCAAAAACGCTGCCGAAGTTCCTACTTTTGGTGTTTGCGGTTTTGGTACATGGACTTTGCTTGCACAAGACTTTGTTGGTCAAGAGTCATACGTCATTACCCCCGGCAAGGGAATCGGTTTTGACAATGACGCTGACGGCCCTCAAGCTGGTTTCCGCGCTTTGATGGTTGCTGGTGTGCCAATCTATCCAGATCCATATTGCCCTGAAGGTACTGTGTACCTGCTAAACAGCAACTATTTGTCCTTGTACATCCATGAGATGGGTTCGTTTGCCTTTACTGGCTTTGAATCCACGCTGCCAAACTGGCAGATTGGCTATGTTGGCGCGGTGCTGACTATTGCTGAACTGGTGTGTAACAAGCCCAAAGCCATGACAAAAGTCACTGGCTACAACTCTCTGAGCATCTAAGGAGAATAGAACATGGGTATTAATGTCATTGGTTACGGTCAAAAGACCGCTGCTAACCCAACAAACGTAATCAATCTGCCTTCTGGTGGAACGTATGTAATCCCTGCGGGTCAATACCAACTGTTGCTTGGTGCGTACACGTTCCTGCAATGGTTTGATCCGATTACAACTCTGTGGCGCACATTTTCCGGCCCTACACAGTCGGATTCAACTATCGTAAGTTCGGACGGTACTAACTATCGTTTGGCAAACCTGACGGGTACGGTTGTTGGTGCATCTGTTACCAACGCTGGTTCTGGTTACACCAACGGTATTTATCCTCCTGCCGCGCAGTTGGGTACTGCTGCTGCACCATCCGTTACCTTTGCCGCTGCTGGTGGCTCGGTTCTGGCGCGTGGTACGGTTATTGTCGGTGGTGCAATCAACACGACTGTTGTCATTACCAACGGTGGTACTAACTACACACTGCCTCCAACGCTGATTGTGTCCAACCCTCCTGCTGGTGGTGTTCCTGCAACTGCAACTTGCACTATCTCTGGTGGTGCAATCAACGCGGTGACAGTGACCAACCAAGGCGCGGGTTACACGGCGGCTCCAACTATTACCGTGGTCAACCAATCCTTGGATACCACTGGTTCTGGCGCGGTGCTGACGGTTAACGCAACGCTGACAGGCTTGGGCGGTATTACTGCTATCACTGTTCCTCAGAACGGTGTTGGTATGACTTCTGTTCCTGCCATCACATTCAGCCCCGCATCGACTTCCGCTGCGACTGCAATCATGTGTTTCACCATTACAACTGGTGTTGCTCAAACTGCCGTGTCCAACCTGGGTACGGGTAACGTAGGTTTTGCTGGTGGTAACTTGGCAACTGCTCAGTCCATCAATACAAACCCTGCGATTACCACTGGTTTGTTTGTGCCCCGGATTGCAACAACTGGCTTTAACACAACTGCTGGCGGCGGTATCACGTTCAATGATTCTGGTTTGCACCAGACTATTCCAGCGGGTATTGCCTATGCGTCCATCTCCAACGGTACGATCTCGGCGGCTGGTACTGCTGTGGCTCAGACTGTTGGCGGTGTGTCCGACATTAGCTATCTGTCTGCAACTTAAGGAGATAACATGGCTGGCTCTCGCGTAGCAAACAAACTGCCCTCGGGCTTTGGAAGCATCCTGCTGGCTGTTGTTCCTTCTTTGAACCTGAATGCAACGGGCGATACGCTTGTTGCTTTCCCCGATACTCCAACCAAGTTTCGGATTCGTGCGGTTTCTCTTACCAATGGTTCGATTAACCCTACGACTGCCCGTTTCAGTATTAATGCTGGCCCGGCAGTATCAGGTACACAGTTTGTATCGACGGTCACACCATCGTTGGCATCTGCTGCTGTGGTGCAGGATTTGACGGTGGCGTCAACCTTGGCAACTTCCAATAGCCCATTGGTATATATCAACGTGTCTGTGGCGCAAGGCGCGGCGGCTACTGCTGATATTTACATTTGGGGCGATGTACTGACTGCTTAATATGTGGATTACGAACAACAGTGACAAGAAGCTGATCGACGGTTATGACGGTGAGAAATACGAATTCTTGCCAGGTAAGTCGATTGAAGTTCCTGACATTGTTGCTCGTCACGTATTTGGTTTTGGCGACGATAACAAGTTGCCCTATCTTGCTCGTTTAGGTTGGTTAACCACTGAGGCAGATTTTGAAAAGGGTTTGGAGAGACTCTACAAATTTTCTTTCTCAATGGAAGAACCTAAACCAATTGTCCACTCGTTATCCCCGGTGGTCGAGTCAAGCCCTCTGCCCATCCCTCAAAAGAAGGGCAGGGGGGTTGTTAGACTTGCGGCTTAACACCATGAGGAACATATGGCGGCACTCTCTGACTACATCACGGAATGTCGTAGGCTTCTCCATGATGCGAATGGAAATTTCTACACTGACTCCGAACTGACCGATTACATTAATGAGGCGCGTTATCGCCTTGTTCGTGATACTGGTTGCATGAGGCAGTATCAGTCTAGTTCTGTTGTTCAGGGACAAGAAACCATTGCTACGTCTACCCTCACTGGCGGCGTAAGCACTCTTGACGTTCTCGGTATCAATCTGATTTGGGGCAACACCCGGATCTACCTGCGTTATATGCCTTTTACTCAGTTCAAT